TCAGGCGCGTTTGTTAACGTAGTTTCAGTTGCAACCTTTGAATCATCTATAAACACTTCAAAAGCTCCATTACCAGAACTTCCACCTTTAGGGTTATAGAAGAAAGATGCCGTTAAAAACGTATCGTCAGATATCGTAGCAACTGAACTATTGGTTGTCGCAGAATTATCTTTTTCAATAAGAAAATCCATGGTGGCAGCACCATCAGCTTTTATGAAAAAGACTCCATCTGTTGTATCGAGCGGAGTGGTATCAGTAATACCAAGGCCCATAACAAAATCAGATTGGGTAGCGTCACTAACCTTAAATCGTGCTTTAAAAAACATGTTCTTAGTTGAAACGTATTTAAAAGCTTCTCCTTTCAGTTGGAGAAAGTCCAAATCGTTATCAGCATCATCGTTAGTAATTAAAAGCCAACCGCCAGCACCACTTGCAAGTGCTTCAGTTGCAGCACCTGAGCCTGCTTCGGTTGTAGTGATTGTCCACTCATCAGCATGATAAGTAAGAAAATCATTAAAATAAGTTGTGTACTTAGTAGGGTCTAAGTATGGGAGTTCGAATAAAGGGTTACCTGGTACTTGATTAGAAACACCAGTACGAAAATGAGTAGGCATAACAGTTCCTCCTAGAACCAACGCATAGCGTCATTATACTACAACTAAAAGAGTGGTCTTGCGACCACTCTCATAGTTTCACATGGAACATTAAGCTCCTTGAGATCCAAATACACAACGAGGGTTGCTGAATCCGAAAGAGTAACGCTCTCTAGCTTTGTAGCGAACATTACCTGTATCGAAATCACCTTCCATTGAAGTGCTGATTGGAGTTCTCTCGAAGTGCTTAAAGCCGTCAGGACAGTCAGTCTTGATAAACCAAGCATCAGTGTCAGTCAGGAAGTGGTTGACTGCATAGCCTTCTGGCAACAGTCCCATGTTCCTTACTGCGTTGATGTCGTTATCTGCTGTACCAACCCTTCCTGGGGTTTCAAGCAGTCTATCAGCAACAAACTGAAGTTGTGGCGGAACAACGAGCTTGAGTCCTCTCAGAGCCAAGATCATGTCTCGATCATCAACAAAAGTTGAGATGCTGATTAATGCATTTTCCAATGACGTTTCATTAAGATCCGACATTGTTGTAGCGCGGTTAGCTAGGCTACCACCGTTTGCAAGGGGGTGTGAAGTGTTAATCAAAGATACACCGTCACCACCAGTAAAGCTTGAGCTAAACGCATTATTCAATACGTTGGCAGCTTTTACCTGCTTAGAGTGGGCCATGCTTCTTGCCAATGCTTTCGTATAACGAGCACCAAGGCGGTCGTAAAGATTATCTTCTACAGCTTCCTCAGTTAACGCAAATGCAAGTGCTACAGTTTCATGAGTGTAACGAGCAGTGAAACCTTCGCTTGCACTGTCGAACTGAACGCCTTGACCTTCCTGCTTCACAGAAGCATTTCCAAAGCCAACGATCAGAACTTCTTCTTCAAATGCTCGATCTGAAGATTCAGTGTCAAAGATTTCAGCATGTTCGTTCTCATAACGATCATACTCCATGCCAAATAAGGCATTTAGACCTGGTTCTAGCTCTTTCGCTAGTTGTGCGCGTGAAATTGCCATCTATTCAGCCTCCCTTAAGCTAGGCCAACTTGCTTCTGACCAAACAGATGATTCTGTATGGTAACAAGCACGTTGGTATTGGCTGTACTTACATCTGAATTTTCAGGGTCTTCTGAAATATCCAGGGCTTTCATTGGCAATGTCGCAGTTGTAGCACCAGTAGAAACATCAAGCTCGACATAAGAAATGCCGCTATTGCTGCTTCCAGTTCCAGTATTATCAACAATATCGAAATTACCAAACAAGTCGGCAACAGGGAAAGCTGCGTCAGCTTGCACTTCAAACACATCCATAGGATGGTCATAAATGAAAGCGATAGCATCAGTGGCCGCATTTCCGGGCCAATAATTGCTCCATGTTGGCTTACTTGTGGTTGGGTCTGTGTAGAAACATCCATTAAATACGCCAAGAATGATAGTGCTGGTAGCACTACCTCCATCGGCTCTCGCAATACGAGTAACAATACCAGCAGTATCTTGAGTAACAATGTCACCTTGATAGATGTTAGTAGTGTTTGTCGCATCTCCAGTTGTTATCCTGTAACGAGACTGACCTGAAGAGTTATAGTTACCCTGCAGGTTGCGTACATAACGGAGTCCAAAAGGCGCATCTTTATTTGCCATTTTTCAGTTCTCCTAGAACACAATCAAATTAATCATTTTTACCAGAAGCTCCAAATGTCACCTTGCTTTTGCGTTCTTGAGATATCGGCATACGAGGATCGCTTTCACGCATAAGATTATTATCTACAGCAGTCATTTGGTTTTCTGTCTGCTGCGCGTAATAAGCGTTTCTCTCTTCCGCTGTCTCATCCGGTATCTTGGCAAGAATCAACCCACCAACGCCAACAACTCCAGCGTGCTTCCCCTCTTCGATTGTCGGCAAATCATAGCCTTCAACTTCTGACGGATGCACAGGCTCATAACCTTCCTGAAATCTTTTATGGACATTGGTTTTGTCATCTTCATTACGAATATGAGTTCTTATCCACCGATAACGCATACCAGGCGGTGGCTCTGGGGTATCTAAAGCTTGAGGTGGCTTCCATGGTTGACGAGCCGTTTTCTTCGCCCTATTACTTTCGTTTCTAGGGGTTCTGTTTGCTCCAACAGCTTTTTTGTCTGTCATGATGCCTGTAACCTCAATTTTTGTTTTGCGTATTCTTTGAACGGCACACCCAGCTTCTTGGCTAAAGCCTGTTCACTAGGAGTTAGTTCAACCCTACGATCATTTTGACTGCGTCCAGTTCCTGTTGTGCGCGTACCGGAAACGACGGTCTGGACGGGTTTGCCGCTGTTTCCTACGTTGTTACTCGTTTGGAACTTGTTTGGTAGTTCCTCGCGTAATCTGTTGTCAAGTTGAGAATAGTATTCATCAGACTCTAAGTCAATTCCAGTCTCAGCCAATTCTTGGTGAATCGCCATAGCCGCATTAGTCATAATGCGATCTACACCGAACCATTCATTCTTTTCCGCCCAAGAAGTTGCTTTTTGGGAAGGTTGAGAATATTGAGGTTGAGGTTGTGCTTGAGTCTGAGGTTGATAGTTTTGTTGCGGGTTATAGTCCGGAAACTCTTGCTGAATGTTTGTCTGAGCAGATTGCCATTGTTCAAGATCCTGCTCATATTTAGCAAGTTCTCTCTGATATTGCGAAAGTTGATTTCTTTCTGCTTCCGCTCTAGCCAGTTGTTGCTGCGCATCGACCATAAGATTCTGATCGCCAGAATCATATGCCGTTTTGAGCGCAACTTTCGCAGCATCTACTTGTGCATCTACTCTACTTTCAAATTCATTGCTGTAGTTTTTAGAAAGCTCCAAATTGTTTTGTGCAGTTTGTTGGCTTTCTAATTGAATTTGAGAAGACAATCGTTTGTTATCTTCCTGCAACTGCTTGGCGTACTGTAACGCCTGCAGCTCTCGACGCTGATAGTCTTTAGCTTGTTTTATAGCCTGATTAACACGGTTCTGCGCTTTCTTGGCTTCTTTTTCTACTTCAGATAAATCTGCATCATCCTGACCTAAAGAACCATCTTCAAAGTTTTCTTGAACTTGGTCTTCGGTAACAGGAGATACTTCAGCAACATCATCGTCACTGAGATCAATAAACGTAGACTCTTCTTGGGGATCTTCAATATCAGGCCGCTTGTGCTCTGGCACTGCTGCGCTTTGGATATTGTCGTCGTTTAAATTGGCTAACGCCTCACTTAATGTTTCTTCTGCCATGGTTCACCTCACAAAGCTTTAATATCATCGGGATCTAAGATAGTGCCAATTACTTCGTCATCATTAATGATTCGAACTTCAGCATCATCTTCTAAAGAAAAACGAGCTCCTGCATAACGGCCTATCAGCACCCAGTCGCCTTCTTTGCACCAGGACTGATTAGCAAATTTGCTTTCATCCTGGTACGCCAGTGGGCCAACTTTGAGCACATAAGCAACGACAGTAGCCAGACCTTCACGATCGGTAGTCTGTTTTGTTAACAGAATCCCTGCGTCAGTCTTTCCTTTGCCCTTGTAAGGTAAAACAAGTAAACGCCATCCGGACGGATTAGGCATTCGTTCTATCAGTGTCTTATCCAAAACAGACGGGTCCAGAACTTTGCTTTCTTCCGGTATGTATGCGTCTGTTAAGGATGGTTTTGCGACAGTATCTGTTGCCAGATCACTCATCGAAATCTCCTTCATTTTGCAGCACTTTCCTTATTTCATCGTACAGGGTGCGAAGTGCAGACAATTCACCCATGACGAATCGGTATTCCTCCATGTCTTTGATATTACCGCTTGAAATATAGTTTACTTTGTCCTCTTCAAACTGTTTTATCTTTTCAAAAATATAATTGGCAAGGTTGACGGAACTCATTAAGTATTTGTCACAACCATAGCATCTGGGTCTACATCTCCCCCTTCACCAGTTTTTTCTCCAAAAACTCCAGGTGGTGGTTGAAATCCACCATAATAATTCATTGGTGCCATACCCATGCTAGGACCAAACCCATATCCATACCCACCGAAGATATTAGGATTCATTGGATTTGCCATACCCGCATAAGGCAAAAATGGAGATTGCGGTATAGATGGCATAGACACTTCACCAAATACTGGAGGCTGCGGATACAAAGGATACCCGCCTCCGGGGCTAGGGAATTGAGGTCCAGGGAATTGAGGGCCACCAGAAGCGAAGTCTACAAGTCCAAATGGTCCTGTAGCTTCTGGTTCTTGGCCTTCTGCTGCTTCCCTAGGCCTTCTTCTACCTTGCAAATAATTTAACAGCGTTTCTATTCCGGTGCCGCCTTCCGTCTTTTCCATATCCAACAAGTTTCTTAATGCTTGTTGAGAATCGGGTGCTTCTGTTTTGCCATAACCTGTTTCAACGCCACTAATCGGCGTAATTAAATTACCTGCACGATCGCGCATACCTAATCTGTTAGCGATTCTTCGATATACACCACCACCCAGCAATCCTTGTTGTTCTTCGCTGAGATCTGCAGACTGACCGCTAAGAATTTTTTCAATAACTTCTCTAGCGGTATTTTCATCTGTTACGCCAATCTGGGCATATAAATCGTCTAGCGGATTAACTTCACCACCTTCTTGCATACCCCTTGGTGGAATTTGTTGCCTGATAGGCGTTTGCCTTATTTCAGGTTGAATATCTTGAGGCCTAGGCTGCATTGGACCACGGGGGTTGCCTAAAAAATTCGAAGGGGTGAAATCTATAGGAGTCGGTGATCTACTTCTGCTTGGCGACATTCGATCCATTGGGTTACGAGTTCCGCGTAATCTATCCATGATCCTGTCCATCCCTGCCCGTCCTTTAGAAGGATCTAATTGAGGCGGCATTCTGCGAGTTGGCCCTTGGCCGGGGGGAATAAAAATCGTGTAATCGTCACCGGGGCCAAACGGCCCACCGGGTGACCTTCTTGGAGGTATTCCCGGCCCACCAGGGAAGAATCTTCCCCGTGGCATTCCCGGTGGTCTTCCTCTATTTCCTTGTGAGATTCTTTCACGCATTCTGCTAAGAGCATCACTTAAAGATCCTCTTCTCATTCGATCGTATATGCTGCCACCAAGTATGCCTCCGCTCATTGGGTTAAAAGTCCTCATTCTTCCTGGCGCAATGCCCGGCATCATGCCTGGACCCCTCACGCTTTGGCGAGGATCGCCCATGCCGGTTAATGGCATAGCCTTACCAATGCTGCCAAGTTGGCCTCCGCTCATTGGGTTAAAAGTCCTCATTCTTCCTGTCGGATCATAAACCATTGTTAATAAACTCCTGAGAACTTCGTTCCGCGCAGCGCGGCACCACCACCACGGGCTTTACCTTTGCCCATGCCTGGATTAGACGATGCGTTAGTGGGTTCCTGCTTGATCGTTGAGTAATTAACCTTGCCCTGATCTTTAACAGTAAAACTATTTTTCTGAACTTTGTTAGCCATTTCTAGCCTCCGAAAATGTTCTTTGTCATTTTTTCTGCGAGATTACCCATTTGGATCTCTCGCTGCAAATTTAATCTGTCTTGTGCAGTTTGATCTTTCATCTCAGCAATATCAATTTGCGTGTCGATACGCTCTTCAGTAAGTTCTTTTTGCGTATCAAGTCGTTCCTGATCCA